AAATATTCATTGATGCCGCTTCATTGATAGGTTGTTTCTTAGATTTTTCTTCAGTCTCGATGTTTGTCATCTCCTGAATTAGATCTTTCATATTCATATTACTTACTCCCTATAGGTGATGTTGTTCCAATGCTATCGCTAATATCTTCAGTCTTTGCTGGCTTAACATCTGCTATTGGATCGTTTTGTTTTTCTTTTCTTGCTGATTCTAATTCTTTTAAAAGCTCCATAATTCTTTCGCCACCCACTTGCTTTTGTGAATCTGGATCAGCTTGTCCCATGTCCTCTTTGTCTAATTTTGTTTCATATGGATTTTCATCTTTTGCTTCCTGGTACTCAAGTCCTGGATCATTTTCAGTTCTTACCACTATCATTGCTCTATCTATATTACAGCATTGCGGAATGTATTCTTCTAAAACTTGTGGTGTTGTAGGATATGACATTGTTACTTCGTAATATGTTACTTCACAATTATTAAGCTGTGGAAAATCCAATGGACGTTCCTGTATCGGTGTCTTTTTGCCTGGACTCATTGATACAACATTAAACTTGTTTAACGCAGTTTCCATTGTATCAGCAAATTCCTCAGGTAGTTCTCCTGCTACTCCGATTGAAAATTTGTATTCTTTTTTTGCTTCTGTAAGGTATTTTTCAAACATATTCCCGTCCTTATAAATTATTTATCCATATTCTTTAGTTTTTCAAGCAAACTATTACGGTCTGTAACTATATAACCTTCGCCCTGAACTATTGATTCTCCATCAGCTTTACCGTCTTTGTCTAGTTTTTCTTTTTTCAATTGTAACTCAACCATTTTAAGTTTTTTATCAAGTTTAGCTACCTTGGCATCCAAGTTTGTTTTTAGCATTTGACCAGCTACTTCGAACACTCTACCCGAATATCTTGATTCAACATTCATTCCAAGATCCATTAGATCTTCATATGCTTCCATTGCTTTGTCAGCAACTTCTCCTAGCTCGTTATCTGCTAAATCACCCAAGCCTTTTACTTGTGGTAACGCGGCTGATATCTTGTCCATCTCAGCAATATCACGCAGGGTATCGTTTTGCTGTTGAATAACTTCTTGTTTATTCTTTGCCTTTTCCTGCTGTATTATTTCTTTCGAATCTGGAAGATCTAACAATTCTTCTAATTTCTTACTCATGTCCAAAATCCATTATATGCTACTATTATTTATCATTTCCTCTTACCCTGGTGGAACAATTCCTTTTCTGTTATCACTCTGAATTTGATACCTTTAGACTTGGCATACTTGTAAGCGGCTTCCCATTTTGCCATATTTAAAACGTAAGAAGCTTGATTGTGTGAGTTTCTACCAATATTTTCTTTCATTGCTTGGGTACTTGGCTTGATTTCTATTAATTCCACTTTGGCATTGCCTTTTTTATCCTTATATTGAATAAAAAAGTCAGGAACATATACAGTTGGTTTTCCTGTAAGAGGACTTCTGTACGGAATTTTAATAGCTTCACTTGCCCAGGCTCCAATAGCAGGATTTTCATCACAAAATTTCATAAAATGAAATTCCCAACTTGATCTATAAGTTGGGCTTTTGTTTCCTACATATTTTTCCGGATGTTTTAGTGTGAATTTACCTTGGGCCCAACGTTTCATTGGTTACCCCATGATGTTTCTTGCTTCTGTAGAAGGAGTTTTATTTTCTACTTTATAGCCTAACGTGCTTATCTTTTGTCTGTTAAAATTAAGAACTTGGGTTACTGTATATCCTAATTGAAGTTTATCTAATCCTTTTAGTGTGTCTAAAAGCTCAAATACTTTTATTCCGTCAATTTTAGCTTGTTGTAAAAGTACAGTTCCTGTACTTATTGCGGCATTTTTATCAAAGCCTTTTGATTCTAAAAATCCTATGACAGCATCTACATCATTGCTAGAAAATGCTAACTCTTTTCCGTAGTATGTATTGAAATATCTTCTAACTTTTCCTGCTGAATCTGATGTTTCTTTTTTTGGTAAATTAGACATGGTCTATCTCCTATATAGCATTATCCGGATATGACTTATCGTCTGCTCCAGGTCCTTTAGCGCCACTGTCATCACTACTAGCATTGGCAGATGTGTTAATCGCATTTGCCGCGCCAACTGCTAAACCAGCGGCAACAATAGTTTCTAATCCGCCGCCTCCGCCGCCTCCTTTTGGAAAGGCAACACCTGCTACTCCGCTTACATCTACACCAGTAGCTTGTCCTAATTGACCTAAGGCACCTCCGAGTAATTCTTGTCCAACTCCTGATTTCGATAGTGATCCTAAGTTTTGGGCCGCATTAGCCGCTTTGAGAACAGTTCCGAAACTTACGTTTCCTCCTTGTATATCTGCTAGTACAGATCCGCCACCTGCTAATACTCCTGCTACTCCTAATAAACTACTAGCACCGCCACCTGATAATGATATAGGGCTTGGTGTTTTATCATAATGTTCTTCAGCAAAACCTTTTGGTCCTGCTTTGCCTATAGGTCCTCTACTATAGTGAACAGTCTCATACTCTATTACCATCTGGTTAGATACTGGCTCACTTGCTGAGTTATCCATTGTATCGTGTGACCAAGATGCAATGATAGGATTTATCAATGTCATTGCTGTGTAACGTTTTCTAGACAGTTGATAGATTGTTATATTATTAAAGAAAGGTTGAAAACTATCGTTATCAAAACCATATCTATATTGTTTGGTTCCAAACGCCGCGCCTCTGTTCATCGCAGGATGATTTTTGTATTCAGGAATTGTTGGATCTGGTGCGCCAGCTGGCATAACTTTAGCATATTGTCCATCTCTGAAATAATATCTATAGTATGCTTCCCATAAAGCAGTGGTTACACCAAAAGCATCGTCATGAAACGTTACAGTGATTGGTTGATAATCTATTCTTTTTTGTACAACACGTTTTCTATTGTATTGATGCTTGACATCAGTTTGTACGTTGAACCTAGGTAAGTCAACTGACTTTACTAGCATGTTTAATTCGTTAATGTGTTTCTGGGCTAATTGTGGTATGACAGATGCCGCTTCTCTATTAATATCAAGTGATACATGATAAAGAAATTTTACCTTTGGTGAAAGTCTGTGACTGTCATCAACATACAATCTAGCACCGTGGGCATAGTCAGCAAGAGTACCTTTAGGATTTAATGCTCCTGATACTACGTTGTCTAAAAATCCTTTTATTAAGTTTGCCATACTAATATTTATCTTTGGAAATAATGTGTGTATTTAATGGAGATAAAAAAAGGGGCATAAAGCCCCTTTTAATATTAATTTTGAGTATTATTAACCGTTACCACCGCCTGTGATAGCTGTGTTAACCGTTCTTCCGATTGCTGTACCTATTCCTGTACCTTGTGGAGTTTGTATAGCGTTATCATATCTGATAGCCAACTGTACAGTAACCGGTGCTGATTCAGCATAGTTTAATGTATTGTAGTTAGCACTTTCAACATAACAGCCGTATAATTCAAATGTCTCTAGTACACCTGGAGTATTAGCACCGTTACCACCATCGAGTATTTCGATTCTTGTAACGAATTTGTAATCGCTTCCTGATGCCGCACTTGATTGTTCAAAGAAGTCTAACTGTTTCTGTAGCTGTTCACCAACGAATTTCTGTACGTTGTTGCTTACATCTTCACGTAAAGTTAAAGTAATAGGTTCCCAAGTATGTTTACCTGCTAGGTATACTCTTGAGTTGTAAATATCAACAGTCATTTGTTCGAACGAAACGTTCGGTCTAGTTACATCCATTACTTGTTTTGTAAGTTCAGTAGTTGGACTTGATACTCCGAAGTTTTCTAATGATACCCTAAAACGGTATGCCAGTTTTGGCATCAACAGTCCTTGGTTAGATGCACTCGCGTTGCTATCTAAGGGTACTGTTAACTTTGAAAGTGTTGAAATTGCCATTCTATATGCTCCTATTACTTTTATTTATCCGTTTATAGTCCTGATATTTCTCCAGTGTTTTTAAGTCTCAATGGAATGTAAATAAACTCCACTGCTTTCACTGGTTCAATTGCTATGTCTACGTATAGTTCGTTTCTGTCAATTCTGCTAGGTGTATTGTTTGACTCGTCACATACAACTAAGAAGTCATATAATGCTCTTTGTGAAACAAGTTCTAACATTAAGCTATCAACTTGTGCTTTGATCTCATCACGTGTAATCTTATCATTTGGTTCAAAGATATAAGGCTTAGCAAGTTTCTTAAGTTGTGATCTTAAGTAAATTACAAGTCTTGCTACGTTGATTCTATCTAACGCACTAGCATTTCTAGCTCTTGTTTTTTGTCCAAAGTTAACTAATCCTGCTCCTGTTAAGAACGTAATTGGATTAATATTTAAAGAGTATAGTGTATCTCTTTGTCCTTCGTTCAATGCTATTGATTTAAACTCTCCTTCAGCATCTACAAATCCAGCCGCACTAGCATTTGTTATGCCACCACGTCTTGTACCTGCTGGAGCAAACCATGGAAATGAAACTTGGTCACTAAGTGCCAATGTTCTCATTATACCGTGACTTGGTGGAACAACAACATTGTTACCTGCGTTGTCGCTTGTAAACAAGCTAGGATAAAATACGCCTAAGTACTCATCTCTTGTAACAAGTCCATCGTCGTTATCCTCAACAGCAAGTGCTGTGTTTGTTCCCCAGTTATTTAAAGTTGTGCCATCTGACTGTAATCTAAACGGTGAGTCACCAATAATAAATGCTGTTAAGCCTCTATCATTGTTAAGTGCCACCATTTCACCAATTAGTTCTGGATAACCTGGTGTTGCCATTACGTTGAATAGTCTTGATTCATCATCTCTAATTTCTTGGTTACTGTTAACCAATGATTGTAATGCTTGAATTACTACTTTACGTTGAGCTTTACGTCCAAAGCTACCTTTTCCGTTTGGTTGATTAGCTGACTCAGTTACCCATCTGTGTGGATAATAAGTTGCCATGCTCACGTCACCCTGTCTAATATTTTTAGCAGTTAGGTCTACATAG